CCCATCAGGTAACATACCCATATTCTTCACTGCATTGACATCATTGTCTGCTGTTCCTGAACGTAAGCTACTTGCCATTAATCTTTCAGCTACAAACTGTAGAGCAGATGGGATAATCAACTTGCGACCCTGCACGGCGATTTTTAGACCACGCTCATCAATGAAGGCTGCGATGTCAATAAGTGACTGCTCCAGAGATGTTTCGTTAAGGTCAGCCGCAGTGCTGAGCTCGTTTCGGAAAGTGCCACCACCATTAGTCGGGTGGTCAGTAGCACATAGTTCTTTACCGTCGCCGATAGCGAAACCGCTATCAAACGCATTGTTAAGAACTGACGCAGCTTTCACTTGCTTTGTGTTAGACATTGAACGAGCCAATGCACGAGTATAACGAGAACTCAATCGGTCATAAAGGTTATCCTCTACAGCCTCTTCAGTAATCGCAAACGCAAGTGCGATTGTTTCGTGTGTGTAACGAGCAGTGAATGATTCGTTTGCAGTATCGAATGAAACTGCTGCACCCTCACCTTTTACAGGTGCGGATCCGAATCCTGACAACATTACCTCTTCTTCAAAAGCGCGATCTGATGTCTCGGTTTCAAAGATTTCAGTATGCTGGTTGTCGTAACGGTCGTACTCCATACCAAACAGAGCGTTTAGTCCAGGCTCTAGTTCTTTAAGGAGTTGGGATCTTGCAATAGCCATATCTAATTACTCCTTATAGACCAGTGGTTGCAGTATGGAATGGTAGATTTAGCTTCACTAGAAGTACAACTCCTGCTGAAGCGTAATCAATTCCCTCGACGTCTTTGATTCCCACAATACGGAAGTTATCCGTAGCTGTAGTTGCACCAGCAGTAGCCACAGAAATTTCTCCTGCGGAAATGCCGTTTGCAGTTTCAGAACCAAAGCCAGTGCCTTCTGCATTTGAGTGAATCAAAGCAGTTGCAGTTGCAAGATTAGTTAGACTTGCATCAGCTTGACACTCGTATACTTGATGAGGATCATCGTATACGAACACAGTTGCTTCTGTGCCTGACTTCAAAGAAGCCGTTCCAGGATATTTATTGTCGAAAGTTGGCGTACCATCAAGTGCGGTATACTCACACCCTGCCATAACACCTAGGATTGCCACCGAACCACCGTCTGCCGCACTTACATCCACGAGACCGTTAGTAAGAGGAATCACCATATCACCTTGATGGATCGCTGATGATGAACCTGCTACTCCCGCAATCTGCACTTTGTAAGGCGTCAAACCCATGGAATTAGGGGCTTGGCCTAGTTTGTTATGAGGACGCAAACCAAAAGGCGAATCAGTATTTGCCATGATTTTAGTCTCCTAACAATTATTCGGTATTGTTATTACCGAAAGTTACACGAGATTGCCGCTCAGGTTTACTGATCGGCATTGAAGGATGTTGCTCCCTCATAAGATCATTGTCGACAGCGGTCATCTGATCTCTCGTAGCATCACGAAAGTGTTGATTACGCTGTTCTCTAGTCTCTATGGGGAACCTTGCGAGAACCAAACCCCCTACCCCAATCACTCCAGCATGTTTACCATCTTGGACTGTAGGGGCTTCAAAGTCTGGGTACTCTTCAGCGCGAACTAAATCAAAGCCTTCGCGTAGGCGAGCAGACAGGTTTTTCTTATCATCAACACCCATGACTGATTCACGGATCCATCGATGAACAAATCCCTCTGGAGGATCTGGAGCGTCTAATTGAGACGGTGGTCGCCACGGTTTAGCGCGGCTAGTAGTTTCCCGAGTTTGGGCAGTGCGTGGGCTTCTATCGGTCATATTGACTTCCTCACGAATTTTGTAGCAGAAGCAGTTGCTTCGCATATTGTTCATTACTTATACCAAGTTTGCGAGCGATTGCAACTTGAGATTGAGTAAGTTTAACAGATTTTTTATTAGAAGGTTTTGTACTCCTGTTAGCACTTGCAACAGCAGGACCAGAACTTTTCACAGTTTTTTCACCAAACTTATGAGGGAAATCTTTTCTAATTCGATTATCCAGCTCTTGGTAGTACTCATCACCCTGTGGGTCAAAACCTTCCTCTTCTACAAGTTTTTTGTGTATACTAAACGCAGTTAAAGTCATAGGCTCATCAGTTCCAAACCACTCATTTTGCTCTGCCCATGCCTGTGCTTTTGGATCGGGTTGAACCGGAGCTTGTGTTTGGGGTTGAGCTTGTTGCTGAGATTG